AATATCTCAATCTTATCTTTAAGTTTCTTACCAGTTTTCTCTGAGATTCTTTCTATTATTTTTTCAGGAAAAGATTTTCTAAGTTCTCTTTCTATCTTTATACTTTTCTTTAATAAATCTTTTTGTAATTTTTTAGCTCCATTGACATCAAAATTAACACCAAGTCTTTCTTGTTTTCTAATCCAATGTGCAAAGTTATGTTCAAGTTCCACAGCTTGACTTGAATAATTCTGCTGTTTAAAATATTTATACAATGCTAAAGTTATCTTGTTGTCATTCTCACAATACTCTTGCATCTCAGATGTCCAAGTATCCCAACCATTTATGTTTAGATACTCACCTTTTTGCTGACCTAAACGATACCCCCAAGATTCAAGACTATGTTTACCAAACAACCTAGAAGGAATTTTATTTGCTTTTAAATCTAAATCAAATAAGTTTGTATATATTAATCTTGATACAATTAATGTATCATACACTTCTGCTTTTATTTCTTTATTATAAATCTTCTCTATAACTGGAATATCAAACCCTTGTATATTATGACCTATCAGTAATGTTGCTTTGGATAATAAATCAATACCCTCTTCTACCTCTTCAGGTTTGAAAGAATATACTTTGTTTGTTTCCACATCTTCTGCAACAATACAGAAAATTTTTGTTACATCATTTAATAATCCGTTTGTTTCAATATCAAATACTAATTTCATTTTACCTCACCTTTAATTAATTAGTGCTACTCTTACTTTTCCAACAGTAGGTATAAACTCCATCAACCTTGATAGTGCATCAGCTACTACCATCTGAGTATCTACATCTCTTGTTAGAATTACTGGTATAACATTCTGATGTTTTATTGCTAGATAAATTGAATCCATTATCGTTTTAAAAACATCAGCAATATATTTCTTTTCTGCTTTAGTGTATGTATTATATTCTTCTTGGTCTACAAGATAATCCATAATTAATTTTTTAAGTTTTCGTTTATCCATTTCTCGGTTAGTCTGTTAGTGTTTTCATTCCATACTAATGTTGTAGCATAACCGATTGTACCACAAAACCTATTCTTTAAAACTCTCACCGTCATATCTGTACTCGCTTCATCAGACTCTTGCCTTCTTGATAAAGAAATAATTCCGTCACTCAGCTGTGCCAAACTTTGACTACCTCTTAGATGACTTAAACTTACTTGTACTTCACCTGACTCGTGACCCTTGTTACCGTCTAATCTTTTTAAATGACTTACTAAAAATAAACATATCTTTAATTCTTCAACTAATTTTCTAAGAGCTGTCATAGTATTATCTATTAATCTTCTTTCATCACCTTCACTTAATCCTGATATTACTATTGATATATGGTCTAAGAATATATATTCACAACCTAAACCTTGAGCCATATATCTTATTCTATTCATTAAATCATCAGAGTCAGTTGAACCCCAATGGTCATAGAAACAAACATTGTCTGCAACATTTTCCCAAGCTGTTGTAAGTTCTTTATCAGTACAAAGAGTTCTAACTTCAGGAAGGTGTATAGGTTTTTCCATCTCAATAGAAACTAAACCTCTTATACTTCTTTGTACTGATTCTTCTAATGCTATATATCCAACTTTCTTTTTCTGTTTGATAAGATAGTGTGCAAGTTCTCTACATACTTGACTCTTACCAGTACCAGTTCCAGCACATATTAAATTTAATTCTGATTTTCTAATACCTTTTAATTTCTGTTGTAGTCCTTCCCAGCCATACGGTACTGAAGCTACTAAATCATCTTGTAATAATAACTTCTTTGTTTCATTACCTAATATTATTCCTTGTGGTGTAAATGTTTTAGCTTCAAATATACCATCAATGATTTTATTTTCTTTACCTTTGACCAATAATTCATTGGCATCTTTCCCTTGTAATGTAGCAATCTTACATTTCCTTACTGGTAATATACTGGCACAATCTCTTGCTGTTGAGATACCAACCTCATCATTATCAAAGCATAAAATTATTTCCTCAAACTTTGATAGCCATTGTAATTCTTTTAATATAAATTTTTTAGCTGAACCTACACCTGATGGTATAGAACAAATTGGATAACGGTGTTTTTGTATTTGACTTATACTCATACAATCAAGTTCACCTTCTGTAAGTATAACTTTCTTACCACCATCTCTCCAATTCTGTTGACCAAACAATGTTACATTTTGAAAATCACCTATCCATTTAAATGATTTGTTTGGGTATCGTAAATGTTGTGCAATAACTTTGTGATTGCTGTCATAATAATTAGCAATATGTACTGGTTTACCTTTATCTTTTCCGATTTGATAATTAAAAAATTTACAAGTATCCTCGTTAATTTTTCTTTTTAAAAGGTTGTCATATTCCCCTTCCAAAAATTCTTTATTTATTTCTTTTGCTGGTGTTATCATTGTTTCCTCGTTTGTATCATTCGTTATTAAATCCTCGCATTTAAAACACCAACTGTGTGTTCTACCATTAGGGTGTTGATACAATGCTCTATTGTCTTTAGACCCACATAACTTGCAAGGTATATGTCTTACAAATTTACTCGTCTTGTTTATGGTGTCTATCGTAGTCATAATTTGGAATGTCCTCGTTCATTAAAAATTCATCTACATCAAAGTTAGGACAACTTTTAATATCTGATAAATGATAGTGTCCTATAATTTTAGCACTAGGATATTTAACTGCTAACCTATCTAATTCTTTTATAAGTGACTCCCATTGTTCAGCTGTAAAATTATCTTCAGGTTCTTTATAGTTATCTTCTTTACTACCACCTACTAAACAAACAGAAGTTGATACAGAGTTATATCCTTTACAATGAGCTTGGACATCATCATCATCTCTACCTCTTTCTATTTCTCCATTCCGTCTAATAACAGTTCCGTAACCTACCTTTATAAAACCTCGTTCTCTATGCCACCTATCAATTTCTTTCACACCAATATCTTGTGACGGTCTAGTTGCTGAACAATGTATTACAATATAGTTAGTTTCATATCTCATTTACTTCTCCATTCTATTAAATAATCTTCTTAAAAAATAACTTCTAAGAAGAGATATGATTGTGAATATTATACCCATACCACTAGCTTCTAGTAATGATGGATAAAAACCAAACAAAGGTAACACTAAAATATTTGCAATAACATTGATAATAAAACCAACTACTATATTGGTACAACTTTCTATAAAACTGTATAACCTAGTTTGCATTTAGTGATTTAATTTCCTTCACCCATTTACTTGGGAATAATTTTTTTGTTGAAGCAATACAATGATAATCAAATCCGTAATGCCTACACCAATCTCCATAAGTTGTTTTACTTTTCTTACCAATTTTTATTTTGGAATTAGAAAAAATAAACCTGACTTTGATGTTAGGAAACTGCTCCTTTATGATTCTGTGTTTCTTCCTATCAGCTGTAACAAATCTGCCTTTAGCTTCAATGAAGATAGCTTCACCTAAATCATTGGTGTAGTTAAACACAAAGTCAGGTCTGTAAAATCTCTTCTGAGCTGGTTGCATAAAATAAATTTTTGCACCCTCATAACTAAAGTTAAGTTTCCTAGACTTCAGGAATTTATAGAGGTCTTTCTCCAACCCTGATTTGAGATTTGGTTTGCTAGAAGTCGGCATCAGATGGTTTGACTTCTTGCTCTTCATCAAGTGAGAAACCATCTAGTTTATCTAGTAGATTATCCCCTTGTGAACTGGTGTATTCTTTAAGGTCTATGACTTGTACTATTCTAGGTTGTAATGTTACTCCAGCTCCTATTGCTGGTGAGTAATATCTCTTTGGAAGATATACAATCCTAACAGTAGAACCGTTGCCAATAAGTTTATCCATTGGTACTGGGTTCTTTTGAGAGTCAACTATTCGTATCCTTCTCTCGTATCTCTCATTAGTCTTACTATTTATACCACTAGCTTTGACCTTAAAATTAAAGACAAAATCACCACCATCTTCTTTATAAGGTTTAGGTGCTTCTTTAACTGTCTTACCTTGATTGCTTCTTTTAGCATCTTCAAGAGAGTCAACTAGAGCTTTCTCAATATCGGAAAGCATATCAGTTGCTTCTTCTTTTTTGACTTTAAGTTTAACTGTATATAGTCCGTCTTTATCAAACTTCGTATCAGCAACTTGAAGTCTAGGGTAAAGTGCTTCACCCTGAGAACTAACTTTAAGTTCATCTGTCATACTATACTCCTATTCTGTTAAGTATTTCTAAAGTGTCACCTATTATATACAAAAGAACTCTGAGTCTAAAACACTATCTAGTTCCAAGTTACCTTTTGCTGGTAACTCAGGAAACCTTTTTTTGTTTTTATCAGACAACATATCGTACATATATGATGACCATTGTTTCAACAAATCCTCTGAGTACAAATCAATAAAAGATTTTCTCAAAGACTTTGCCATTATGTTATAGTCATTAGCAACAACACCAAAGCTATCGTGTATAATACTAAAACTATCAACCCCTTCTTCACTAGCCATAACTACTGACTTCATTAATAAACAAGCATCTATACTATGAATAAGATTAGGTGCGACAGATTGTGCTGTTGCTCGTGGACAAATCTTATTTGTTTCTCTTTGTATTGACACCTTAATTATACTATCGCCCATTTTAGTTTTGACTCTTTTGTTTTCCATTTTGTAATTCAACATTTGTACTGGTGCATTTAATGGTGTTATCCAAGTAACTGGTAAGTTCTCACTAGCAACTAACCTCGCTATTGTTTGTACATATTTCATTACTCGCCTTGCTCCAACAACAACCTCACCAATACTATCCCATACTATTGGTGTGAGATATTGTGTAGCTTGAAACAACTCATCACCAAATGGGTGTTGTTTATTCTTTTCGTTTAGTTGTTTTGTAACTTCATCTTCTAAGTATTGTCTGCAACTATATCTAGTTAGTCCATAAGGTAAACACATTGTTGACTTCTTACATATCTTTCTATCAATACCCCAAGCTAACCACTTACTAGCTAGATTATCTTTTCGCTTTTGTAACTTAGATAAAACTCTTTCAGCAATCATACCGTAAACATCTTGTGGTTTATTATCAGGCAATAAGTTAGTTGCTTTACCACCTACCTCATCTCTCAACATAGCTGAGTAATGTTGTAAACCTGAGTTACTACAATCAGCTTGAATTGGTAGTGACGATATAAACTGTAAAGAAAATTTTTCATCAGCTAATTTTTTATACTCGCAACACCAAGCAAAAAATGCAAAAGGTTTATCAGCTGTTGCCCACCAATTATCATCTAATGGATTCTTTGCTGTTGATAATATTCTTTGCTCGTTATCTTTTACCCATTGAAGTCTAGTATCAATATCTTCTTTATCTGTTTCTCCATACAATCCAGCTCCAGCTATTCGTAATCTCATAAGAGCATCATTAGTTTTTAATCTCTTACCAAACTTAAATGTTAATAATGTTCTTGACCAATCAGCTCCTTGTGGATTTAACAATGCTGGTTTAGGATATATTCTCCATCTAAAATCATATTGATGTGGAAAGAATAAACTCTTATCCAACATTTGACTTGCTATTCGTAGACTTTGATGTACCTGAATGAACTTAGATTTTTCTCTGTGCTGGGCATTATAAATTTTATTTGCTTTTCTTTTCCAATCCTTCAGAGCTTCTCTATCATTCTTTAAATCACCAACCTTAGGTGGTAACTCAAGTGTATCAGGATTAACTGGTAAGTTGCCTAGTCTGTAATTATTTTTCAGGCATACTTCTATCAGCTTGTAAACATCTTTATTAATAATCCATTCTGTATTTTGTATGGTGTTAATAGCTTTAAAAATAATAGGCATATCTTTACACCTATTATTTGCTTCCTCAAGAATGTTTCTTGTTCTTGTTTTTTGTAGATTGTAGTGCATTAGATACCTCTTTTAAATTGTTATCTTTGTTATACTTCTTGCCATAGTAACCACCATCAAAGAAATTACTCCATTCTTTTGGTGGCATAAGCATAGGCATAAACTCAGGGTGAAGTGCTTCATTAGACATATTAAATTTTTGTATGTCATTCATTAGCTTAGATGTTGCTTCAACATATTTAATTGATTTATTCCTAGCAACCTTCCTAGTCTGACAAGTAACTAATCCAAGTATACTAGCTAACTCTATACACTTTGTACCAAGATGAACTCGTTCAACTTTATCCCATTTAGCAAACTCTAAGTTCGCTTTGTTCATATAATAAACCCAAACATTTTTCTTATAGACATACTTGTTTTCTGTCATAGGAATAGACTTACTACTTGCCATTCGTTTAGCAATCTTTTTAAATGTTGGGTTATCTTTTGTTTGAAATAAAGTTATTCTTGATTCCATTTCTAATGAGTTAGCAATCTTAACAGACAATCTATTTAAAGTTTGTCTGTGTGAGATACCATCAATACAAGATTTCAAAATAATTAAACTACAATTATCCCACTTACTTGTGTTATCGTCTTTTAATTTTTTTCCTTCAAAATGTTTTGACTCAAGACATTGGCAAATAAGTTTACTAGCAATCTGATGTCTACCAGCTTGACCACTCAATGCAATCTTAACCCAGTTATTTATCTGTTCACTTAAAAGAGATACATATTTTTGTAAGAGTAATACTCCTACTAGGGTTGTTGATTCTTGTTGTTTAGCTAGTGCATTATTCCAGTTTCTTTTGCTTCTATCTATACCACCTCGCAACATCTTTTCTTCCCATTCTAATTCTTCCTTTACCATATCAGTATAATCAGAATTAGTTTTGAACTTACCACCAACACCAACTCGCAATAGTTCTGCTAGGTGTTCGTCAAGTTCATCAAGATTGTGTCTTATCATATATGCTCCTTAGTTTAAGTTTAAGTTCTGTAATCTTAGCTGATACTTCTTTACATTTTGTTATGTCGTAAACCTTATTATCGTCACTCCAAATATGTTCCTCTAACTTTTCAAATGCCCAAGCTAGTAGTTCCATCTCATCTCTGTTTAATTGCATTGGTTTACTCACTCGCCCTCTCCAACTCATTATGTAATTTACTCATCATCTTCTCAGTTGGTTTAGCATAATAAGTTAATGTAGTTTTAATATCTTTATGACCCATAAAATATTGTACACTTTTAATATCAACACCAGCTTCAACCAATCTAGTACAACAAGTATGTCTAGTTGAATAAGGTGTATAACTTTCATCTAGCTGACTTGCCAACCTTACCTTCTTCCATAAATAGTTTAATCTATTCTTATCATACTTTGGTACATACTGATTATTGTGATTAAAAAAATATTCAACTTGTCTGTTAAGATATACTGGTCGTGTGTGTTTAGTTTTACCACTATAAATATTAATAATTTTTGACTCAGACTTTAGAGCTTGTTGAACCTTCTGCATATCTAAACAATTAATTTCTATGTGTCTTAATCCAGTATTGATTGCAAACACAAACCAAGTATAAAAATCTTTATCAGGAAATAAATTATTTATATTAGCTTTGAAGTTATGCTCTTGCTGTTTAGTAAATATACCTTTAGCTTTGCAATCACTAACACTTACTCGCTGGACTTTAGGCATATAGTTTATTAACCTTAGATTGTTTGCTTCTTCTAAAATAATTTTTAATACTGACAATCTAAAATTAATACTACTACCTGACGGTTCACCACCTCGTTTTCTGTTGGTGATTTTATTTGTTAGATGTACTTTAAATTTTTCTATTAGTTGATAATCAATATACTTAATATCTTTGTTATCAAAAAATTCTTTGATGTCTTTGTAATATGTTTCAACTGACATCTCAGATGGTTTACCTCGCCACCGTTTATCAAATACATATTTATAAACCTTATCTAAATTGTATGTTTCTTTTTTATTTAAATTCATTTTTGTTCCTCGCTTTTTCTTTTTAAATAATCAATAAAGTAACCTGATGAAGTTGTTTCTGCATACAACTTTACTCGTTGGTTAACATCTAAATCTTGACCCTTTGCTTTGACTTGATGTA